GGCGGCGAAGGTGGCAAGCGGCCCGCCATGATGATGGCGACGAGCACGGGCACTGTCTCGCTGAGCCAGTCGCGGTAGATCCCGACCCATGGCCGATTGAAGCACTCGGGGATCACAACGATCGCGCAGCGAAGCGTTGTCATCAGCACCAGCAGTGACGGCGTGCAGATCAGCACCGCGAGCAGATACATCGCCGCGCGCACAGGATCGAAAGGCGGTCTGGTCGGCATGTGTCATGGCGGAAGTGGCAGCGGTGGGGCACTGCCGGAGTAGGCCCAGATGATGTGGGTCTGTGCCGGCTTGATGCGCTCGAATATGCACTCCAGATCGCCGCGCTGGGTCTCGCGCAGAAATTCCGTGCAGCCCGAATTGGCGGTCATGTAGCGCACCGCGCGATCGGCGCTGACGACATTGACCATCCAGGCATGCGGCCATCCGCCGCTCTCGGTGTTGAGAAAGCTGTTGCACGTCGAATAGGTGCGGAACGGGCGAAATTCCGTAATCTCGATGGTGTAGCCGAGGCCATCGGCAAGCGCGTGGAAGTCCATCGGCGTGGTCGTGCCGCCCTCACGGCGACGCGCGAGAATGGCAGCGCGGCGGCCGTCGATCGAGCTCGGCGGCGGATCGACGCATGGATCAGGCAGCCCGCAGTCGATCTCCCACATCCGGACGGTTTCGTAGCAGGAGCGCGGATCAGCCTCGTTCAGTAGATCGCCGACGCGGCGCCAGGCTTGCCAGTGGACACCGGTCAGGCCGCGCACGATGAGCGACAGCACGCCGTCGGGATCGCGCGGCCACACCGGCCCGGTCGGCAGCAGCTTCATGGCGCCCTGGTGCAAGTCGTCCCAGGACAGATCGAGCGCGGCGGGATCGTGGGCGACGGTCTCGCTCATGGCGTCTGCACGAAATCGAGCGTGCCGAGCACGGGAAGTTCGCCGCCCAGCAGCTGAACATCAGTCGCGGGCGCGTCGATCGTGTGGCTGCGCTCGCCGGCCGCGACTGAAACCGCTTCCCAAAACCATGAGCGATGCATGACCTCGCCGGGCGCGCCCTCGCGCAGCAGCATGTCGTTGAGTTCATCCAACACCGCCTGTTGCACCGCCGGTGTGTTGGGCACCAGGTCGCGCACCGTGACGTCGATCGCGCGCGGCGTCGGCGCATAGACGAAGACCTCGGCGGTGACCGGCCGTCGCTCATCGAGCCATTGCGTCATCCGCGCGACCTCGGCCGCGGTCGGTATGCCGCCTTGATAGGTGCCGTCCATCGCGAAGCGGTTGACGACCGTGCCGCTGCCCTGTTCGCGAGGCGAGCACCAGGCGCGCGTGCAGCCGGGATAGGCCAGCATCCATGCCTCGTAGTCATGTTGCGCGCCGCCCTGCGGCGGTTTCTGGATGCGGCTCAGGATGCGGCCGCGATAGGCCTCGATGCCCTCGCGCGGATTGCCGCCGGCAAAGCCAGGAATCGCCACCACGGCACCGGTGACACCGGCGACCGGATTGACGGTGTCCAGTTCTGTGCCAGTCGCCAGATTGCCGCTCGGCCCGGTCTCGATGGCCTCGGTCGCGATATCGACAGTGCCAGCCGGCACCGATGATCCGACCGCAGTTGTCCGCACGCGGATCCGTGCCGCGGTCTGGAACAGGCTGCCAGCGGGAACCGTGGTGTTGGCGGCGACCGCAATGCGCAGCGTGCCAGTGGCGCGTGTCGCCTCCTTGCGGAAGACGCCCCACTCAGAGCCGTGCCTACTCAGCCAGACGCCAGTCGCCGTGGTGACGTGGATCTGCTTGGCATAGTAGTCGATCGACTCCAGCTGCTCGTCGGCCATGCCGGCCGACATGCAGGACAGCGCATCGAGGTTGCTCTGCGGCAGTCGCGCGAACGCGCCGGGCAGATTGGCCTCGATGTCGGTCTGCGCCTGCGTGATGAGTTCCTGGATGGTGCGGCGCTGGAAGCCGTTCGCCGATGTTGTGCCACTCATGACTGCACGCCGATCTGTGACCAGGCCATGACGAACTTCCACAGTCGGCGCTCGCCGGCGGGCGGGTCAATCGCGATCTCCACCTGCAGCATTCCGCGCGCGATCCATGCGGCCTCGGTGTTGACCGCGCGCGCCGCGCCGCAGTCGATCATCCATTGCAGGCATTCGCGCGAGTATTCCGCCGCGCGGCGCCTGGTGGTCTCGGTCTGCTTCTCGCGCCACAGCAGCCACAGTCGCGAGCCGAGCGGGTAGGGCCGAAAGCTGTCGGCCCACCAGCCGCGGATTGTGCCCTTGTCGGGTATGACGTCGTCGGGCAACGCGGTGCGGTCGGTGAACAGGCTGAGCAGGACGGCGGTTTCCATATCGGCGCCGGTCTCCAGCGTGCCGTCCTCGGCCAACATCCAGTCGCCGCGCCACAGATCGTTCGACCAGCCCAGGGCGATATCGACCATCAGGGCACCTGGACGCCGTTGATGGTGACGAGCGGCGCGGTCATCGCGATGCTCTGGCCGGCGCTGATGGTCATCGCCTGGCCGGCGCTGATGGTGAGATTTTCGCCCGCTGTGATCTCGAGATTTTCCACGCTCTCGATCGCGACATGGCGCGCGCCCGTGATGAACACATCGCCGTCGAGGCTCAGCGCGACATAGCAGTCGTGGTCGTTGTAGAGCACGACTTCGCCTGGCTTCAGACCCTTCGGCCGCGACCCGCGATGGTTGACCGCGATAATGTGCGGCTGGTCGCGATTGCACTGCAAGCAGATCACCAGCACTTCGCTGCCGTCCGGCGGCACCGCGGAGAGGCCGTAGGACTGGAACCGTTCGACGCCATCGAGCACTTCATCGGACATCAGCGAGACCTGCGCGGTCTGCACGCCGCTGCCATCGCTCGTCGTGGTCAAGGTGCCGCGCGCGATCGCCATGTCGAGGCGGCGGTTCAGCGTCGCCAGTTCGCGGTCGGCGAGATAACTCATGACCGCACGATCAGCCGCCCTCGGCGACGGATGTAGCTGACCCGCTTCGGCGGAACAAAGCCAGAATCACTGCCAGATGTTTCACGGGAAACAAGTTGTGGGCCCGCTCCGGTCCACAGCCGACAGCCGAACGTTGCAAACGGCACGAACGCCGTGGGGCAATTCGGGATCGGCGCCCAGACGCGGGATGGAGGCAGACTGCCGCTCATTGCTTCGACCGAAGCCGCCGCTCTTCACCGGCTTTGACATGCGACTCGGCCTGCGTCCAGAAATCCGGCCCGCCGGCGCCGTCGCCCTTGGCTTTCGCGCTCGGCTCGTTGCTCGGTGGCTCCGGTGTCAGCGCCTCGGGCGGCTGCAGGGTCAATGTCGTTTGAATGCCCTCATTGCCGACGAACAGCACTGTCTTGGTGATGGCGAGCCGCCGATCGAGGCCGAGCCAGGCGTCTTCGATGTCGCACAGCTGGTTGATCGGCCAGGGCTCGCCGTTTGACTGCAACAGTCCGGCGACGGTGATTTCCGCCGTTCGCGCGTTGCCCCATCGCTGCTGCTTTTCCCACTTGGCGCGATCCAGCGCGGCACCGTTGTCGGTGTTGGCGCTCTGCACCATCAGCTTCGGTCGATAGCGCCGCATCGACGGATCGGTGACGGTGCCGATGCTCTCTGCCGCCTGTTTCGGGCTGGTGCTGTCGCTGGCCTTCTGCTGGCCCTTGACGATGTAGTGGGAAAACCGGTCGCGGTCGTCGAGCGTCGAACTCGCCCGCCAGATGCTGTTGCCCAGGACCAGCTTCGATGGACAGACCGCGTCGGAAACCCGCGTGATCAGCAGCGAGCCGTCCGGCTGCTCATAGGACAGCACCTGGCGCAGCCGGCAGATGCGGTCGATCGCCTCGTAGCAGGCTTCGCCCTGCTGGATGGTGAAATCCATCGGCGCGCCGAGGTCGGCATCGATGACGACAGTGATCTGGAACGGATCGGCAAGGGCTGTGATGATGTCGGCGACATTGGTGTTTTTCCACTGCCATGGCGGGCCGACATACGAGCAGTCGCACAGATCACAGACGCGGCCGCGGCCGCTGATCTCGATGCTGTGGTTCTCTCCGTCGTAACCGGGCGACATCATGTCGATCCAGCCGACGCAGAGGATGTGATCGCCGAGGCGCACCGAAACGGCATCGCCCGGCTCGATCCACCATTGCTCAGCCATGCCCGGCCAGGTGCGCGTTGCGTGGAAGCCGAACGCAATGCAGGCGTTCTCAACCGAACGCTCGATGCGCACCGTCAGCCAGCCGTCGAAGCGGCGCCCGGCGACGTCGAGCGAGATCGGTGAAACCTCTACGGCCATGCCGGAATCACCAGCGTTGTCGGCATGAAGCTCGGATGCGCCACGGGATTGGCGCCGCGGATGCGGGCCGCCTGGCGCGCCTCGCGGTAGGCGAGATGCGCGCAGAGCAGCGATGGCAGATTGGCCGCGAATATCATCTGGCCGTCTTCGGGCTCGTCGCCGGACCGCTCGTTGATCAGCTGCAGCGCGGTCGCCTGGACGCGGCGCAGCGAGCGTGCCGTGCCGTCGTTCTGCTGGTTGGCCTCGTCGATCACGTCGTCGAACATCGCGACAACGGTCTGGTGCAGCGCCTGGGCGTGGGTTTGGCTCTGCACCCGCACCGACGGCAGTCGCTCGGCATAGGTCAGCGCGGCGGCGCGATGCACCAGGGACTGAAACGCCGTACGGTTGATCAGCTGCTGGCGCCGTGTCGGCGTGTAGATCGGCGTGTTGGCCTGGTCGAAGCGAGCGACGTGCACAGCGGGCAGATCGACGGTCCAGCGGCTTTCCTGATCGAGCATCTCCAGCGCGCCGGGATCGTCGGCGAGCACGAACAGCCCGACCTGGCGCACCAGGGCGGCGACGTTCCTGGCGATTTCCGGCGGCGGCAGTTGCATCACCGTGGGCAGGTCGAGGCCACCGAAAGCAATGGCGTAGGCCTCGGCATAAGCCTCCTCGCTGACGATGCTGTGTTGCGCGGCCTTCAGCTGCCACGCGATCAGTTGCTCGGCCATCGCGATGGCGTCGTCGGCGATGAAATTCGGCAGGCCGGCAGTCCTAAAATGCATCTTCGATCACGCCATATCCGGATTTGCACTCGTCGAGCAGAACATAGCCGGTGTCGATCGCATAGGATGGCGAATCGTAGCCGCCGGCTTCGGTGAACTCGAGCGCGAAGGCGGCATAGCGCCGGCCGCCGGCGCGGCTCTCGGTCACGCGGCAGATTTCGCAGATGACGCGATGCGTGCCATGGAACGGATGGACCAGGGTGCCGGGTCCATCGGCCTCGCAGGCGTTGATCAGCGCGTCACGCTGCTGCTCCCAGCCGAACCCGAGCACATAGGCCGAGAAGTTGAACGAGCGTGCCTTGCGCCCGAGATCCTCGGCGTTTGGCTTGTTGCGCATGGCGTATTGCCGCACATCGGCGCGGCGACCGACCGTGGTCTCGTAGCTGTCGAGCCGAAACCAGGCATCGCGGAATGAACCGCTGGCGTCGATCAGGCCGATGCCTGGCAAAAAGGTCGGTTCGGTCCAGTCCCAGCGCACCGCCATCAGTAGGCTCCCGCGGGCGCATGCTGCCCGGCATAGGTGGAGTTGATCTTGACGTCGGTGTTGCCGGTGCTGCGGCCCTCGCTGACACGCGCGCCGGCCGGCAGGTTGTCGAAGTTGATGCTGACCTCGCTTTTGGCCGGCTGCTGCTGCTGCTGGATTGCCCCCCAGGCGCCGCCGAGCTGTTCTTTCTGCTGTTGCGCGACCCCGGCATAGGCGCCGCCTGGCGCTTCCTGCTGTTGCTGGCCATAGGGGCCGGCGCCCGCCTTAGCAGCGGCGGTATTTGTCATGTCCGATGATCGACCGGTCACCCAGCTGAACAAGCCGCTGAACCAACCTTTGAACTTCTCCCAGGCGTCCATAATGCTTTTGATCGGATTGGTCAGCACGCTGTAGATCGCGGCGGTCAGTTCATCTTTCTTGGCGAGAAATGTCGCGCCGATGTCGCTGATCATCTGGCCGAAATCGAGCTCCGAGAAGGTGGCTGTGATGTTGCTCCAGACCTCGCTGAATGTCTGTTTCAGCCGCGCGCCGACAGCGGCGGTGGCAGCAATCGAATCGCCCCAGGCCTCGGCGAACTTGTCGGTGATGTCGCTCCAGCTGGTGCTTTCGATGTTCTGCTTGGTCTCGCGGAAGGTCT